TAGCAACAAGCGTCCTGCTCCGGCAAAGACTAGCGGAATTAAAGTACGCGGTACTGGTGCAGCCACTAAAGGCGTGATAGCAAGAGGTCCAATGGCATGAACTACTCTGAGCTGGTGGTTGCAATAAGCGACTACACAGAGAACACCTTTCAAACGGTGGATGTAAACCTGTTTATCACGCAGGCAGAGCAGCGCATCTATAACTCAGTTCAGTTTCCTTCATTACGCAAGAATGTGACAGGCACGATTACTGCCAGCAATAAGTACCTCTCTTGCCCTAATGATTTCCTGGCCCCATATTCTTTGGCTGTGTTCCCCTATGGTGGTGGTGATTACATATATCTTTTAAACAAAGATGTGAACTTCATGCGGGAAGCGTATCCAAACCCAACAAGCACTGGAACGCCTAAGTACTATGCTTTGTTTGGGCCAACAGTGGCAAGTTCTGCCATCTCCAATGAATTAAGTTTTATTCTTGGCCCAACTCCTAGTACAACTTATTCCGCAGAGCTTCACTATTACTATTATCCGGAGTCAATCACCACGGCTTCTAGTGGTCAGACTTGGTTAGGCGATAACTTTGACAGTGTTCTTTTGTATGGTGCTTTGGTAGAAGCGTACACCTACATGAAGGGCGAGCAGGACATGATGGCTTTATATAATCAGAAGTACGTTCAAGCATTAGCGCTGGCTAAACGCCTGGGCGATGGATTGGAGCGTCAAGACGCTTACCGCAGCGGTCAGCTTAGGGTTGAGGTAAGTTAATGGCTATTGTCCAAACTCAGACCACAAGCTTCAAAAAGGAGCTTTACCAGGCTATCCACGACCTATCTACAGACACAATTAAGATTGCTCTGTACACAGGTAATGCAAGCCTGGATGCTTCTACCACTGTTTATAGCTCTACCAATGAAGTAGTTGCTTCTGGATATACGGCTGGTGGACAGGTTATGACAGGGGTATCTATAAGCTCATCCGGCTATGTGGCCTATGCAAGCTGGAACAATGTTTCTTGGACATCATCTTTAACCGCCAGGTGTGCTTTGATTTACAACGCATCTAAGGGTAACAAGTCTGTAGCGGTTTTGGACTTTGGTTCTGACAAAACATCTACTGGCACGTTTACAATCACCATGCCTGCAAATACCTCTACAACTGCGCTTATCAGGAGTTCAAATTGATAGTCACTACCACCAAAGGCGAGATGGACGATTCCTTGCTTGAAAAGCGGGAAGGCACGGTTGATAATGAGAATGAACTGACAACGTGGGTTGAGTACTGGCTGGATGGCGAGTTGGTTCACCGATCAGCGCATGTTACGTTGAAGAAAATGCCTACCTTTGCAGGTGGCGCGGCAGCATCTTTTTAAGGAAATATCATGGCGAACACACAGAGCATGGCTACTTCGTTCCTCGGGGAACTGATGACTGCTACCCACAATTTTGGCGCTTCTCCCATCCGCGCGGCTAGCACTGCTGATACGTTTAAAGCGGCCTTGTTCCTTGCTTCGGCTACCATTAATGCTGCCACTACTGCGTACTCTACTACTGGTGAAGTTACTGGTACAAACTACACTGCTGGCGGCGTAACCATTACGAATGCAACGGCTCCTACTTCTACCAACTCGTCTGCAACGGCGGGCGTAGGTTATTGGACTCCATCAGCCTCGTTTGTATATACAACCGTTACATTGTCTACGGCGTTTGATTGTGTTTTGGTATATAACTCTACTCAGAGTAACAAGGCAGTTAGCGTACATACATTCGGCTCCCAGACCATTACTGCTGGGACGTTTACATTGACAATGCCTTCCAATACCACTACGACTGCTTTGTTGCGTTTGGCAACAACTTAATAGCGGGGCGCGGCATAAAGCCGTGTAGGCCATGTTTGGTATAACCCCATTTGCTGGAGCGCCTTTTAGCGCTACTGGTGATACTACCGTAGCCCCTGCCGCTGGAACATGGGGTTATTCCACTTGGGGTTCTGGCCCTTGGGGTGGGGCGCAAGATAAAAGTGTTGCTATAACGGGGGTAGAGACATCTGGAGTAGTTGACACCCTAGTTCCAAACAATACGGACGCAGATACCGGGGATGCAGCAACTGGCAATGTAGGGACTGTTGAGGTAAGTACTACTCTAGCTATAACTGGGGTAGTTGCGGCTGGGGCGGTAGGCTCTGTTGTTAACTCATCAACTGTTGCCCTTACAAATACTACTGCATCTGGTTTACTTGGTGCGTTTACCTTAAGTCATACCAATTCCATAACCGGAGTTTCTGCGGCTGGAGAAGTTGGCACAGTTTCTGATAAAGGAATTAGTACCGACATAACGGGTAATGCAGCGGCGGGAGCAGTAGGCACTGTAGTTAAGAGCGTGCAAGTTGCGCTATCTGGTGTTCAGGCGGCGGGCCAAGCGGGTTATGTAGAAGTACCGCTTAATTCTCTTCTTGCAACTGGTAGCGTAGGCTCTGTTCAGTTTGGGTTTAGTTTTGGCTTAACCAGTTCAGCAATAGCCGCCTCTGTTGGCATCTTAAGTGTAGGTAACAGGACATTGGCTCTAACCGGCGTGTCTGCGGCGGGTTCTGTTGGGACTGTGATTCCTGTATATTGGCAGCTAATTGATGATAGCGAAACCGCAAACTGGATACTAATTGGCAACACACAAACACCCGGCTGGTCTACAATTGACGATAACCAGACAACCGACTGGGTGTTGATTAACAACGCAACATAGAGGTGTAAATGGCACTTGTCTTAGCTGATCGGGTTCAAGAGACTACCACGACAACTGGTACAGGCACTGTTACGCTTGCAGGAGCCGCAACAGGATTTCAAAGTTTTGCTGCTGTTGGCGATGGTAACTCTACCTACTACACCATTGCAGGCGGGTCAGAATGGGAAGTTGGTATTGGTACATACACAGCGTCTGGTACAACTTTATCCAGAACCACTGTGCTTTCTTCAAGTAACTCAGGATCGCTAGTAAATTTTTCTGCGGGCACAAAGAATGTGTTTGTTACTTACCCAGCTACTGTAGCTGTGCCAGAAGGTAAAGCGATAGTTTTTGCAATGGTTTTTGGATATTAAGGAATAAAAATGGCAAACCCAAATATTTTGAGCGTGTCATCAATTTACGGTAATACGTCTTATTTGATCCCCAGCACAACATCTGTTACAACTTGGACGGCGCTTACACCTGCTGCCGGTACGGTAAATAAAATTGATAATATTGTTGCTTCAAACGTAACCGCCTCTGCGGTTGCCGTAACTGTTGCAATTAATAGTGCAGCAGCAGGCGCTGGCACAAACTACCGGTTGGTTTATCAAGTTCCTGTTCCTGTAAACGCATCAATTGTTATTGTTGACAAAAGTACGGCATTTTATTTGGGTGAAGCGCAGTCTATTACGGTAACTGTAGGTACGGCATCTGCAATTGAATTAACAGCATCTTACGAAGCTATTACCTAATGTCCACGCAATATAAAGGTTCTGTTCTTTCTTCAACGGAACCAACTACATCATCTTCTAGTGCCATAGGGATTTGGACTACTAGTGATGTAATGCAAGCGCAAAAAGCATCTACATGGGTTGTTATACCTTTCCCAATTGAATATTTAATGGTAGCTGGTGGTGGAGGCGGGGGATATGGTGCTTCCAACAGCGGTGGTGGCGGTGGCGGTGGCGGAGGCATATTAACTTCTTCTGCTTTTACTGTTTCACCGGGAACTAGCTATTCAGTTACTATTGGTGCTGGTGGCGCTAAATTGGTCAATGGAGTAAACACTCTTTTTGCTGGAGGTACTGCATTTGGCGGAGGATATGGCGCTAGTGGTTTTAGTGATGCTGGCGCAGGAAATGGTAGCGATGGTGGCAGTGGCGGTGGCGGTGGTGTACATAGTGCAACTACAACTGGCGGAACGGCAACCCAAACAAGTAATAACGGCGGCACAGGATATGGATTTGCTGGTAGCCCCGGTTATGTATCATCTCCTTACTACCCTTCTGGTGGAGGCGGCGCTGCTGCTATAGGTGTTGCTGGCTCTGCTTCTGGCCCCGGAGGAGGGGGAGCTGGTCGTTTATCCACTATTGCAGGTACTTCAATATATTACGCAGGTGGTGGTGGCGGAAGCTCAACAGCATACGCAGGTGGTAGTGCGTTACATGGACGAGGTGGCGGTAGTGCCACCGGAATTACAACAACTAGTTCTACTCCTGGAACAGGAACAGGTGGGGATGGCAGTGCTGCGTCTAGCTATCAAGGACAAAATGGTGTTGTTAACACTGGTGGTGGCGGTGGTGGTGCTATGACTTTTGCGACTGGTGGACATTCTGGTGGATCAGGAATTGTTATTGTTGCGTACCCAGACACATATCCAAACTTAACATCTGTTTCTGCTGGACTTACCTGTAACGGTAGTGCTGGAAACCTTGTTCCAGATACTGCATCTCGTTCTGGATACAAAGTGTATAAATTTACCGCTGGCACTGGCTCTATTTCTTGGTGAACGACAATGTCTATCAGATATAAAGGTTCCATCATGTCGTCTACGGCGCAAACGCCGACGACTGCTAGCGCCAAAGGAATGTGGAAAAAAGCCACTGTTTTGCAAGCATTAAAAGCTGGGATATGGCCCCCAGCAGGAACTTATGTAGATTACTTGGTAGTTGCTGGCGGTGGCGGAGGTGGTGGTGTAGGGGCTGGAGTAGGGGCATCAGGTGGTGGTGGTGGTGCGGGTGGTTTATTAACATCGACTAATCTTTTATTACTTTCAAGCACTACATACACAATCACCGTAGGCCCATTGGGGGCAGGTGGGACACCCGCAAGTACGCGAGGTACGAGTGGCGGCAACTCTGTTATTAGTGGAACTGGAATAACAACAATCACTGCAACTGGCGGGGGTGGTGGCGGTGGTTCAACAGCCGCTGGATTGGCGGGTTTAGCTGGTGGCTCTGGAGGAGGTGGGCCGGGTGGTGGTAGTGCTGCATCCGTGGCAGGAACTGGAACCGCAGGGCAAGGAAACACAGGTGGCGTTGGTTTTAGAACGGCAACATCACCCTTTGCGTATGGTGGCGGAGGTGGCGGAGGAGCTAGTGCTGTAGGTACTGCTGGAACTGCATCTCTTGGCGGAAATGGTGGCGGCGGGACATCTAGCACTTATAGCGGAGCAACGGTAACTTATGCTGGTGGCGGGGGTGGCGGGGCTTATAACGGACAAACAGCAGGTACTGCAACAGGAGGTGGTGGTGCTGGTGGTAATACTGCAACAAGTTTTAACGGCGCTGCGGCAACTGCAAATACAGGCGGAGGTGGTGGTGGCGCTGGAACTACTGGATCAGGAAACTCTGGAACTGGTGGTGCTGGAGGAAAAGGTATAGTTTGTATTCGTACTTTAGTTGGCGCACCAACAGCAACTACAACAGGCTCACCTACAGTAACCACAGACGCAACTTATCGGTACTACAAATTTACCGATTCTGGAACAATTATTTTCTAATCATGGCACATTTTGCAGAACTTAACGAAAACAACGTTGTTACGCAAGTAATTGTGGGAGTAGATGAACCGCTTGATGGGGAAGCTATCTACGCAGAGACAACCGGAACAGTCTGGAAAAAGACCAGCTACAACACTTGGGCAGGAGAGCATTGGCTAGGTGGTACGCCGTTTCGTAAAAACTACGCAGGGATTGGATACACCTACGACCCCGAAAGGGACGCCTTTATACCGCCACAACCGTTCCCTAGCTGGCCTCTTGACGAACAGACATGCCAATGGCATCCTCCGATACAATACCCTAGTGATGACAAGCGTTATCAGTGGGATGAGCAAACTACTTCTTGGAAAGAAATCCTATGACCGTTAATTACACAACCAATCTAGCCCTCGGACAGCCCGTAACCGGCACAGAATCCGGCACATGGGGTGATGATGTAAACAACAGCGTTACGTCTTACTTAGACATTGCCATTGCTGGCGGCTTGGCTATCACGGTCACCACGACTGACGTTACGCTCACGCTCACGCAGGGTACAAGCTCGGCAACCAACATCGGCTCGACCACAGCGCAGTACGCCATTCTGAACGTAAGCGGGGCAATGACCGCAGCGCGTAACCTGATCCTGCCTAGCAGCAGCCGGGTCTATGTCATCAACAACAATACCACTGGTGGGTTTGCCCTGACGGTTAAAGGCTCAGCTACCAGCGGCGTAACGATGGTCAACGGCGAGAAGGCCCATGTCTTCTGGAACGGCTCGGATTACGCCAAACTATCCAATACACCGGGCGGTGCAGGAACATTTAGCTCCATCACTAACACCGGCTTGACCTCGGGCCGTGTGGTGTACTCCACCACTGGTGGCCTTGAAACTGACTCTGCCAACTTGACTTTTGACGGAACGAACCTGACCCTATTGGGCGGCACAGCCAACGGGGTAGCCTACCTTAACGGCAGCAAGGTACTGACTACTGGTAGTGCTTTTGTTTTTGATGGAACAAACGTAGGGATAGGGAATACTCCTGGGTATAGATTAGATATTTCAGCAGCAGACACTACGGCCTCAGTCGGGTATGCAATGCGTTTACGGTCTAATGCAACTGCTACGGCTGCAACAATACAGTTTACAAATTCAAGCGTTTCTAGTCAAAATGGAACTATAACGGTAACTGATGCGGGGTTAATGAGTTTCTCTG